ATGTCGACCGGCTTGGTTGTTTTAAAATTAATTGATATAATTAAGAAAACTAATGTTCGAGGTGCAAAAATGTCTGATAAAAACCCATTTGAAATTATCAATGGTCAGGTTATATTACATGATAGCTTTCAAGGAGTCGACAGGACGGTTCTAAATAATGAACAGGTAGCCGCAATTGAGTTACTTATTCAAAAATACATTTGCAAAGGTCATAGCCAAAATTAGTTAAATTAATATATGAGTTTACTAAATTACATGTGTTATCTTCATACTCAGCAGGCTTATTAATAGTCGCTCTGAGTATTTTTTCAATTGTTGCATATTTGTCATCGCTTTGGGCCAGTCTGTTAGATTGTTTATCATTGGCGATACCCAAAGAAACTAAGATATCAAGAGATGAGTTAAAGCTATTAACTATTTTTGAATTACTATCAATTGCGATTTTAGTTGGGAAAGTATATCCAAAACCATTGCCAAGATCTAATCTCAATTGACCATATGGCAGTTGTTGCCCATCTTGCCGATAAAGGAGTTTTAAGAATTTCGCTTCATCGGGGCCAAATTGGGCAACGACAGTAGCGAGTCTTGGGTTTACTAAATTATTTTTCCTATTGTCAACAGTTGAGGAGATCAAATTAACATACATTTGCCGAACATCATCTTCGTTTAGCTGATATCTTGCCTCTTCAATCGCTTTTATTGCTAAGCCGATTTTTGAAGAATCTCTATTCTCAACAGGGATCTGGTCATTTTTATTTCGAATTTCTTCAGCAAACTGTTTGAGTTTATTTTTTTGAATAATTCTCAGCTTTAACAACGGCCAACATAGAGCAGTCGCAATACCATCTAATGATTGGCCTATTGTTTCTGCAGTCGGATTAAGTAAATACTCGATAGTGCTTTGAGGTAAGAAGGCTTTCCATGCTTCTATTTGATTTGGATCCATCTTTACACGTCCTTTCTCCGGAGAGGGCTTTTTTAATTAAAAGGATCTTGTCCTTGTTGTATTTGATAGGTATCTTGAATTTCTCCAGATGTTTTCATTGTATCTGGTACAGACTGGACGGCTTGTTCGGGTGACATTCCATTATGTTCTGCTAAATAGGCAGCAGGTGATTCGCCATAGCGATTAACAAAATCGTGTAAGTCGTTAGCCGGTGGCAATCCATTGCTATTTGATTGTGAAGCTGGTTGTGAATTGCTTTGCTGAGTTGATTGCACAGCTTGTTGCTGAGAACCATTCTGACTGCTTTGTTGAGTGGAAGTTTGACTGGCTTGACTATTAGATGAACTAGGTGCAACAGAGCTAGACGAACTTTGTGAATCTTTCTTGCTTTCCTTACGTACCTTGTGATGCTTAACAGCCTTAGTAGTAGTTACTGATGAGCTACTACTTTTTTTGTTTGATTTCTGTGATGCAGTGTTACTACATGCTGTTAATGAAATACCAGCTAATAATGCTGCACAAATTAAACCTATTTTCTTCATTTTAATTTCTCCCAATAGCTTTTAACGTCGATCACGCTTGGACGTAGGTTAATTTGCCAATTTTTTGTGTTTAAACATCGCATTATACTCTCGTCGGGACTCACGGATGGCCCAACTTTCGGCAACTTTTGTTCTGAATTTAGTTCCATCAGATAGATCACCTGTATCAAAGTCAGAGTGTGTGCATTCATGAAGTGCAGTTTTCAGCCAGTCCAATTGAGGCTGGTTTTCGTTTATATATACTTCATTTCCTTCAATGTGCCCATGATAGTGCAGATTAGGAACATCAATCATATAGAATTTTAATTCAGGATGTTGGTCCTCGATTTTTTCTAAGTCTGACATTTCCATAGCAGTCACCTCAGACGCGTCGACGGTTCTTCATTGCAATTTTAACCATTTCAATGATGTCGTTGCGCTCTTCATCAGAAATATCAGGATCGATAGAATAAGCGACTAACTTTTGATTTCTAGTAAGTTCATCGTTACTATTGTGTGAAGAATCAGTAACGCCGGCCATATCATCAAATGGAACATTAAATATATCAGCTAATTTTTTTATCATTTCAATTGAAGGAATATTTCTACCTAGTTCCCATCCAGAAACCGTAGAGGATTTTACATTTAATAAATCGGCTAATTCTTTTTGCGTATATCTTTTTTCTAATCTATATTCTTTTATTCGTTGTGATATTTCCATAGTATCACACCTCCCGTATAGTATTTCTACACATTAAGTATAGTTCTTCTGTACAAAAAAACTAGAAAATTAGTTGTTTTGTGTTGCAATTAGTTGATTCGTGTACTATACTATACGTGTAGTAAAGAGAGGAGGAAAAATAATGAAGTTTACGCTTAAACAGGCTAGGCGTTATGCTGATTTGACGCAACAAGAAGTTGCTGATCGCTTAGGTGTTGGGCTTGCAACCTATCGGACATACGAGTGGGGAACTAGCCAGATGAGAATGGATAAAGCGAAGCGTTTTAGCAAAATAGTTGGTATCGATTTAGACAATCTTATTTTTTTACAGCCTAACTAGTCGATTCGTGTAGAATGAGTAAAAGAGGCGACAAAATTTACCGTGTTCTTAACATCTAAGGAGGAAAAATGGCTAAGAAAAATAAAAGATCTTCTCACATCACAATTGATGGAGAAGATTACGAAATGATTAATGTTGTTTCCGATAACGACGAATTGGTCGCCTCTATAACTTCAAAAAATATTATTGAGAAAAGCGGCTTTGAAGTTCGACTAATCAAAGATTCAACCAAAATTCGTTTTAAGGAGATTGATTAATCAAGATTATTGTTAGTTGATTTATCCGGCTTGGAAACAGCAGTCTCTTTACCGTGAATTTTCTTCACGGTGTACCTTGGATATTTCCCTTTTTTAATAGCTTCAATGAATTGCTTATCAGTCATGTCTTTGTTCTTGAAGTTGTCATGGAATTTAAGATTGCGACCGGTTTTAGATTGTTCAGTAGTTGTAATTCGTTTTGGCATATAATCACCACCCTTCAAGGTGATTATAGCAAAAGATTTACCGAGTTTTGGATATGTAGGAGGTGACTTGATGAAGCAAAATAAAAAGCAGTTACCTCTGGACCAGGTAACTGCTAAGAAACTAAAAAGATTAGCTTGGATTTATCGTCATGCTGAGAACTTGCAAGAGAAGATGCTCATTTTACGACTATTTGAATTCTATTATCAGATAGAATCCGATTGATAATCTTATCTTGAAGTTCTGACATTTGCTGGCCAGTCTTGGATTGCTCCTCGATTTTATTCTCTTTGAAGAATTGCGAGGTTACTTCTAGAGAATCTAATTTCAGAAGCACTTCTTCAGGGCCTGCGATTTCATTATTCATATTTTCACCACCTTTCTAGGTGATTATAGCAAATCAAGGAGGTGACTTGATGAAACTAACAATTGAAGGCCCAGATAATCATGATTTTCTCCAATCAATTATCAACGGTGAGTATGTATCGCTGAAAGATTGGCCAGGAGTGAAGCTGTTTGTCGGCAGTGCTTATGACAAGTATTTGGAAATGAAAAAAGCCACCTCGAAAGGAGATGACTAAATGTCTCTTAAATTGTTTGCTCTAATGGTTCTCCAGATTCTTTCGCCCTTTGTAGCCTTAGCAGAAATTGAGTTCTATGATCGATCGCGTTTTCGTAAGAAGACAAAAGTGGTTTTGATATCGGTTCTAACGCTAAGCTATCTGCTAGTTGCGACGCTTCTTGCAATGTATTCTTAACTATTTCATCAAATAACGCATTGGCTTTTTCAACTTCACTAGCTGCCTTTTCAAGAGTGGGGGCATTAATAAATCCAGAATAGAGAGCGAGATTTACATCGCTATATGCATGTTCCGCAAGCATTTCTAGTTTCACAACAAGTGGTGGCAATTTTGGCCCCATAAGCTCCATCTTTTGAAACATTAAATCGCTAAGATCGCTATATGAATTTGAACCATCAGGAGCTGTGTTGTTTCTAAAGTCATAAAAGCTCCAATAGCTTGGCTTTACATTATAGAGTTGCTTGATAAAAGGAATATAGAATTCTTGATATCTTTTTAACTTTTGGTTATTGCTCATTTCAGCAACTGCGGCTTTTCGTCCTAACCAATTAGACACAAAAACAGATATGAAAGAAACCAGAATCCCAGCCAAAGAAATCCATGCACTGGCATTCATTAAAATCACCTCCTTTCATAGGAGATGAATTAATTATAGCAAAAGAAAGGAGGTGATTAGATGGCAACTCCTGTAAGAGTAGTCACATTAACCGTTGATGAATTAAAGGAATTAATGAAACAAGCTGCTTACAAGGCTGTTGCCAAGTTCGTAAAAGATCAAGAAGAACAAAGCAAAGATGATGAGCTATTAACTACTACTGAACTTGTAGAACTTGGCAAGTATGGTAAAAGCCGAGAAACCATCAAAAGGTATCGTGATCAGATTATTGCTGAAAATCCAAATCAAAAAATCGCTATTAAGCACGGACGGAATTGGTCATACAAGTTAAAAGCATTTGACGAGTGGTTTGTAAATCATAATGAAGCTCACAAAGGAGCGCTGAAAATCGACCCGCGATTAAGGAGGTGATTAGATGGCATATCTATCGTGGTGCGTGTTGGCAATTATGGCTTGCTTCTTAATCGGAGCAATCGTCAACGTGATTGAGCATGAGAAGCTGAATGTATTGAAGCCAAAGTATCGGAAGAAACATTGAAAGGAGGCGGATTATAGTGCGAACCGTAAAACAATTTGAAAAAGAAACGAATAACGTAAAAGCTCCAATGTCAAATTGGGTAAGAGTAATTATTGAAACAGACGAAAAGAACCCTAAGCTCCTAGCAGTAATCACAAATGATGATTGTGAAACTACTGATGGACTTAGAGTTCGGCTTAAACCAAGCAAAGAAGATTAATCTTTGTCACGTGGCGGCATCGGATCGTTACCATATGAATTTTTTAAGTTAATTTGACCGTTACGCTTTTGACTTATCAATTCAGCATTGTTGTTGATAGCTTGCTGACGACCAATACGAAATGCATCAGCTTTACTATCAACAATCTTCGAAGCACGAGAACTGCCAGAACTGTGCACAGCCCACTTGTTGCCACGAGGGCTAATCCAGATTTGCTTACTCATATTATTCACCTCACTTTAATTGAATTTACGATTGATTCACAAGAAGGAGTGTTTCTGTAAACAATCGTAAATCTGATTATATCACTATATGTTGTTATAGAAAGAGTTGATTTATACAAGATGTTGTGGAATAGCATACAAATTCAGTTAGATAAACAAAAGATAACAGTTTATCGCTTGTCAAAAATGACAGGGATTCCAATGAATACGCTATATAGCTACAAAAATTGGGGGAAAGAACCGCCATTCAAGAATATGTGCAAGATTGCTGACGCATTAAACGTTAGCTTGGATGTTTTCAGAGAAAGGAAGTGATTGAATGAATGAACCAGCTTTAATTTGTACAGGCTTAACTGCTGCAATGTTAATCTCATTGTTTTGCGGGTCTGGATTATTCCTTGTCTTTGGATTTGTTTTATTCTGGCAGATCCTAGGGGCGCTCGGTGATCCAGATAACCCAAACAAAAAAGCCACCGGATCCGATACATCCGATGGCAATAAATAACTAAGAAAATTATAACACTAAGGAGATTATAACATATGAATGAATTTTATAAACAACGACTGAAAAGAATGCAAAAAGTTTTAGCACGTAACCTCTATAACGTGAATCTGATTTTAAGCGATGGTGCTTATGATTATGACATAGCACGAGCAATGACATATCTGTTAGACGATCTAGATAATCAGAGCGATTTTAAGCAAGACGCAAAAGAAGTTGAAACCGAAGCATACCATCTAGCAGAAAGGAAGAAGCTAATCCATGAATAATCAAGTGGAATTTGAAGCTGATAAAGCTGTTGCAATTAATCAGCGTTTACGGCAGTACAAGAAAAATAAGAAATTAATTGAAGAAGCAAAGGCTTCTGAAAAGGCAGAAATTGATGAAGTTAAAAGCTTTTACGAAAGCAAAATAAAAAGGGCGGAAGACGATAATGCAATCTTGATGACAGAATTGCTTGGATTTATTGACACTGAGCATGGTCAAACGTCTGTATCTACATCAATGGGTAACGTTCAAGCAAGAACGACCAGTGATAGTTGGAAGTGGGGAGGTGCTGTTGCACAAAGGAAGGCAATGAAGCAGTTACCTAGTGATTTACTCAAAACAGTCACCGAACTTGACAAAGCAAAGATCAAGGGAGCTACTACGATTACAGATGATGGAAAAGTCGTACTTAATGAAACGGGAGAAATTATTGAGGGATTATCTGGTGTAAAGGGTGGCAAGAAGCAATGTGTCATTCGATTGGATCGGTAGGTGGTAAGTTATGAAGTTCTATAAAGCTGGCGAAATCCCAGAAATACCACACATGTATTTTATTTATGGAGATGGCGGAACAGGTAAGACAAGCCTGCTTAAACAGTTCAATGGGAAAAAGATTATTTATAGCTTTGATATGTCAACTAATCCATTGAGAGGACAAGAAGATACTGATTTTAGAATATTTGAATCTTCAGATGCCCCGAATATCCAAAATCTAGTAAGTGGATTTTTAGGAAAAGACATTAAAAGCAATAAGTATCAAGTTGTTTGTTTAGATAATATTTCATCGTTACAAAATTTAGTTCTAGAAAATATTGATAATGCTTCTAAAGATAATCGACAGAATTATCAAAAATTACAGTTGTGGTTTAGAAGCATGGCGATGTTTCTACGACAAAGTAATATCACTGTTTATGCAACAGCACACCAAGTAGATAACGGTGCAGGAGGACTTACCGGAGCAGGGCGCTACGGGGCTGACATGAACGAAAAGACGTTTAACGCGTTTACTAGTGTGTTTGATTTTGTCGGACGGCTATACGTCCAAGACAATCAGCGATGGATTAATTGCGACCCAGAGAGCGGTAATCACGGGAAGAACAGAATTGATGACCGTAAGAAGTTTCATGCAGAAGAATTAATTGAACCTAAGCAAGAAGAAAAGAAAGAAGAAGGAGCTGCTTAATTATGAATAACCAACAACCATTATTTGTCACTAACCACAACAACACATTCGGATCACAGGTACCTGATGAAGCAGGTATTTACAACGTTTATGTTTCTCCTCAATCCGAAGCTAGGAACTCTAAAAACGGTAATCCTATGGCTTCGATGGATTACATCGTGCTTGATGGTACACAAAAAGGGAAACACATTTTTGACCGTTTAGTTTGGTCTAACAATTCGCAAGAAAATCACGACTTATCAATTAAGCGATTTAATACTCCGCTGATTGCAGCTGGATACCAAGATAACGAACCCGTCTACTCAATTCCTGATTTTGTACAAAAAATGGCTAATCAAAAGCTAGCCGTTGAAACTGAATGGCAGAAGAGCGACTACAACGGTAATACCTATTTAGTAGTAACACGTTACCGTATGTTACAAGCGGACGGAAGCCAACCCAATGGACAAAAGCGCCCTCAAAACAATAGTAATCAAGCTAATAACGGCTTTGGCACTGCTAATCAAGCAAACAATAAACAGCCATTTAATAATAACAACAACGGTGCTCCAATCGATATTGATAATGACCAACTACCATTCTAAGGACTGAGATAAATGCCATCAATGAAAGTTCCCGCAAGAGTTTACGTTCAAGAAAAGAACGGTAAACGTTTCGGAATTTCCGAATACTTGGAAGAAGTCAACTGGGAACATGTAGCCAACATCAATGACGGCAAAGTTCAAGGTGTACCTGCAATGGTCACTTTTGTTGATAAACGTGAAATAAGCGAGTTACAACGCCATTTTTACTATGCATTGCTAGGTGACATTATTAACTGGTCTGGAGAGTCCAAAGAAGTTATCGATGAATACTTTCATAATCTCTACTGGGAAAAGAATTGTGGCGAAGAAATCAGCTTAAAAGATGGCTCATCTAATAGCATGAGCGACGCTAAACGATTAATTGACTATGTAATTGATTTTATTTTTGACAATCAAGTACCAGTTAAGAAAGGATATGAACTCTTGCCAAGAAATGAAGAGCATTTTCAGTATGAATGTTTAATGCATAAACAATGCTTGATCTGTGGACAGCGTGCAGATTTTCACCATGTAGATACCGTTGGTATGGGAAACAATCGTAACAAAACTGACCACACTAAGCATCGTGTAATGGCGCTATGCAGAGTACATCATACCGAGTTTCATAAGATTGGATTAACTGAATTCTGCAAAAAATATCACCTTACAATCATAGGAATCAGATTGAGTAAGGATGACTTAAAAAAGTTAGGAGTTAAAGGTAACTATGAGCAAGCTACTACTTGATGAAAGACCGTTACAAGTTCAAGCATCGTTAGCTAAGGCACTTAAAAGTTTAGATGAGGCTGTAATTATTCAACAACTGCATTATTGGTTACAACGCTCTAATCTAATAAGAGAAAATCATAGATGGGTCTATAACAGTATGGCCGATTGGAACAAGCAATTCCCATGGCTTACTAGAAAAACTTTAACTAACAAATTTAACGATTTAGAAAAACGAGGGCTAATTATTACAGGTAATTATAATAAGGCAGCTTTCGACAAAACAAAGTGGTATCGAATTGACTATGACGCATTTTCCCATTTGGAACAACGATTAGGTAAAAACTACCCAACGAATGAGCAAGATTTACCCAATGGAGATGGCAAAAATTACTCAATGGAAGAGGAAAAATCTACCCAACCTATACCACTAGACTACACAGAGACTACACAAGAGACTACTACAAGAGATAAAGGGCAGGCACAGCCAGCCCAATCACCAATTGCTGCACAGCGGCGGGAAATTATTCAGTACCTTAATCAAAAAACTGGCAAGCACTTCAAGCCTGATGCTGATGGTAATAAGCGAATTATTGAACCTCGGCTCAAAGAAGGCTACACAGTCGATGAGATGAAAAAGGTAATCGACAACATGTATTCATTGTGGCACGGAGTAACGTTTAGAAACGGCGAATTAGGCGACAATTACTTGAAGCCAGAAACGCTATTTCGTTCATCAAAGATTGACGGGTACTTAAATGCAAACCCTAGCACGGCTAATAATCAAAGACAAAGGTATGGCAAACGCCCACCGATCAACGAACCAACGCCTGAATGGTTTAAACGTGAACAAGAGCAAAAGGAACAGGGTAAACCTGATCAAGGTAACTGGATGGATCAGCTCCCAGATGAGAGTGAGGTGCAGTAACAAATGACTAAAGACAAAGTAAAAGCTAAGTGGGCTGTTGCTAAGCGTATGGTGCAGATAACCCAAGATGAATGGGACAGCCACAACGTTGAGGCGCAGGCAATCAAGTTCGTTAAAGCAAAGCTACAGATAGCGATTTATTATCTGTCACAATTAGACGAACACGGCAGTAGTTACACAATGCCGTTCACTGGTAAGCAAATGAAGGAAGCCTTGAAAGCACCGATTACAAAGCAAAACGTTAAAGATGCAGCTGATTGGTGCCATCAGTGTCGTTTAATACGTGACAAAGCCTGCACCAATTGGAATTACGAGGAGGCAAAGACAGCATGAAAAACAATAGCTTAATTAAGCAGATTAATGATTTAATTTTTGCTCCAGAAGAGGAGATTGCATGGATTGGGTCAGCAGATGGCAAGTTTGCAATGAATTGGGAAGAATTTAGTTTTCGTTTTTCTCAGCTCAATCATGATCCAGAAGACGCCAAACAAGAGTTAGCAGTCGATCTTGTAATCGTAATGAAAGATCACTCTTGGTACGAACGCAATTTAAATGACGGGGGCTGGATTCATAAGCGTATGCCCTACTTAGCTATAAATCATCGGCCTTTTAAATACGTATCAGAATCCGATAGTCCTAATGGCTCATGGCCTTGGAGCACGTTAGAAGAGTTGAACGATGTTGAGGAGGTAGCGCAATGAGTGCAGAAACAAAAGTATTATCAACAAGCACAAGAACTAACTTAGAAGCATTGAAGCACCACATGAAGAAGTTGGGATTTAAGTATTACGAAGAAAGGGATGGATGGGTAACTTTTGGGACTCACCTTATGATGAACGGAGAAGGAGTGGCTCCCTACGATTGCATTTCTATTAGTGTGCGTTTTATGGTTATTAACGTTGATCTTTGGGGCTTTGATTTGATTAACAAATTACCAGAAGCCAGGCAAGCCATCTTAGACTTTTACGAAGCGGAGGGAAACTATGGCAAAGACTGGTAAGAAACGCTTAATTAAATTTTGGAAATATTACGAGCAATGGTATATGACCTACAAAGTTAATTCAGTTAGAGGAGTAACGACAGCTAAATATAAGCTAGTTTTGAAGTGGTTGAAAAAGTTAGCACCAGACCTAATTTTGGGTGATATGACGCGTGAAGATCTACAGATGTTAATTAACGTTTATGGTCAGACTCATCAAAAAGCAACGGTTCTTGACTTTTACCACCATATTGCTGCAGCGATTGACGATGCCGTTTACGAAGGATGGATCACGGGTAAAAATCCAAACCATAAAATTAAAATAACTTCGATGGTTCAGCCCGACAATAAAGGGCCTAAATACTTAGAAATGGACGAAGTAAGGAAACTAGAAAAGGTCTTCAAAAAAGATCAGATCGGTTGGGGTGACTTCTTTGACTTTAGCCTACGAACTGGTACCCGCTTTGCAGAAGCACTTGGCATTACACCTAAAGATGTTGATATGGATAATATGACTATTTATATCAATAAGACTTTCAACTACAAGTCCAAAAAATATGGCAGTGATGAGTATGGCAAATTTATGCCAACGAAAAATAAGTATTCGGTTAGGATGATCAAAATTGATTACAAGACTTTGATGGATCTACAAAAACATATGGAAGGGCTAGAACCGGATGAACCAATATGGCCGACTTGGTATGCGTCAATTAGCAAGCCATCTCCTGTTTACGGTGAACCTCGAATTTTTAATAGTACGTTTAATACTAAGCTAGAAAGAATGTGTTGGGAAGCAGGGGTTCATCGGGTTACAGTTCATGGCTTGCGTCATACTCATGCATCGATATTAATTGCTAATCGTGTGTCTATTCAATCAGTAGCTAAGCGCCTTGGACATGGTGATACTGAAACAACACAACGAGTATATATTCATCTTCTTGATGAACTAGCCCAAGAGGATGACAACAAGATCATGAGTGTGATGGCCGGAATTTGAGGTGGGATAATGCAATTTGATACTAAAACCGTTAATAAACTGCTAGGAATTGATGAGTCATACAAGGCTCCGGAAAAGATGTTGCAGCTAATACTTGATGATCAAAAGCGTCCAGAAGTCTTTAAGAAGTTCCTAGAAGTTTCAACGGACCTAAAGTTTGACTGGTTCCATGAATATTTTGAAGATGAGCAAGCTGAACGGAAAAGCAAGAAGCAGGATTTTACCCCTGATAGCATTGCGACCTTGCTTAATAGCTTAGTTGATAGCGATAAATCTAACGGCCACTATTTCGAGGTAGCTGCAGGGACAGGTGGAATTTTAATCAAGCGCTGGTGGGATGACTGTATAAATGATCGGGTTGGTAATCCATTACATGCTGATCCTAACTTAAAATTCTTGTCAATCTTTACTTATGACCCTAGAGCTTATTGGTATCAGGTAGAAGAAATGTCAGATAGAGCAATTCCTTTCTTGTTATTCAATATGGCAATTAGGGGGATGAATGGAGTAGCAATCCAATGTGATTCTTTAAGTAGGAAGGCAAAGGACGTTTACTTTATTTGCAATGACACAAATGACTTTTTAGCATTTAGTGAAGTTATCAAAATGCCTCACAATGCTGAACTTAAAGAACTTTATAACATTTCCGAATGGGTTGATGGTTTTGCAATATAGCGATCTTTACAGAGGAAAACATATAACTCAAGAAGAGTTTGAAAGACGTGCATTTAAAATACTTGGTCCTGAATATGAGGTTGGTGAGTATAAAGGAGCTTCGGTAAAAACAGAAGTTAAACATCTTGCTTGCGGCAATATATATATGCAACGACCTTACAGAATTTATGAAGGTGATGGTTGCCCTTATTGTGCTCGTAAACGGAATATAAACTCACTTCGAGAACGTGGATTTAAAATCGCTAAAAATAAGCTTTCCCCAAACTTCATAATTGTTTCCACATATCAAAATGCAAATAAACCACTTAAGATTAAAAGTTTGGATTGTGGCCATGAGTTTTGGATTGGGAGATTGGCACGTTTTGAGGAAAATATGCATTGTCGGGTTTGTGACAATACAATTAGGAGAAAAAAACCTAGAGTCCATACAAATGTTGGTGACTTGTTGAGATCAACTCGCCTGAAAAAAGGATGGACTGCTAAACATTTATCAGTTGTATCAGGAATTAGTACTGTAGAAATTTCACAGATTGAAAACGGAAGAATAATAGCAACTGATTATGAACGTGACAGGCTTATGTATTATTTGAAGGGATGGTGAGTATCTAATGAAACTAAATGATGATGAACAGATACTCTATGACTTCTTTTGCCAGATAGGAAAAGTTAATAATTCCGTTGATTATCCGCTTATCCTTATTAATTCTTGGCTAAAACGTGATTACGAAAGTGTGGTCGCTGATTACGACAAGAAAGATGAAGTTCTTGATGCGTATAATCATTGCATTATTAGCTCTAGTTTGGATAAACCGCTATACGAAGCTATCAAAGAGATTAAGGGGTGAAATTGATGCTAACAACACAAGCAAGATTAGCAAAGCGCAATAATCAACCTGTTAGGCTAGTTGGCGATCTATATCACATAATCGATATTAAGCGAGTGAATGGAACTAGCCACTTGATTGCAACTATCAAGAAAATAGGATTGGCGGAAGGAAAGTACGAGCCCATTGATGTTGATATTGAATATCTTGAGCGAGCCTAAGGAGGAAGAATAATGACAATACCTAAAAGACTATCTAAAGCAATGGATTCATTAACTGTTAATCATGAATGGGGTGGAGTTAATGAAATGCCAGAAGAGATTCTTGACCCAGACGATTGGCGACTTCAAGAAATTATGAAATTTCGCAAGGGTTTGAAGTTGCGAGAACCTAGAAGAATCAAAGAAGCCGAATGGCGAATTAAGCAATATTTTTATAAGCACAATATTAATAATCCTTTTGCTCAAGCTTATATTTTACGAAAAATTGGCACTAAGCAGGCTACCATTCTAAAGATTACAGGATTGTCAAAACCTGAATATTATCGTCACGTAGGAGTGTTATTTCGTAATACAGGCTATTACGGCCAGTTGAGAATTACAGATGTAGAAGTAGTTTTGACGCAAGAAAAATTATATGACTTGTTGGAGGAGACGCATGAGAAGAATTTTGGGTAATGTTCTAGGGTATGGAACGATGGGTATTGTTTGTTTATCCGTGGTAATAATTATAGCTGCTCTACTTGGATTTATGTGTTGGTTGACACTAACAATATGGTCGCATGTGTTTGCATTCTTTATGTAATAAAAAAAGACGTCCTACCATGAGAGCGCCCCTTATACAAAGATTTAAAACAAACTAATTATATCACAAGGGGAGTAGACACAGTGAACAGCGTATTTGAAAAGTATGACCGTAAAAAATCATGTGACAAAGCCCAAGCGTGGCTAGAAGAATATTGGTACTGGAGGGACGAAGCACAGAAAAAGAAAATCACCTTAGGATCACCTAACTTTGACGGACAGCCTAAGGCAAGAACGTATGATCCAGATAGAAGAATTATTGATTGGACGAATGCACAGAATGAATGGAAGCGTCGTGAGCTTGTGATTAAGTATATTGCTTCTAAAGGGGACGATCATGAGCTATATGCACTTATACTTGATAATCGCTTTGTTCATCACCATCGTTCAGTAACACAAGTAAGGATGGACTTAAACATCGCTGAAAGGACATTCAATCGAATGCAAGAAAAAGCATTGTGGGAAGCAGCAAGGATAATTCCGGCTGATGTTCTCGTCGAAAAGTAAAGTGGCGGTGTTTTGGCGGTAAAATGGCGGTACTTTGGCGTAATTTTCAAGAAAAACAGCCTTATTATGGTATTGTCGAATGATTACGAAAACGACTTTACTTTTCAAATAATGTGCCCGAGCAAGCCTTTAACTACTTACATCAGTACGTATACTCACAATACGTACCGCAACTTGGCTTGTTAAAAGCCGTGTGAAATCCGGTAACCAAGCCGACGCGATGGTGGCAGATGACCATAGTTCACATTGAGACTATCATTAACTAACTTCAAAATAATTTACGGTAACGATTAAATTTGGTTTGTGCGTTTTGGAAGATCTCCTTTAGATCATTAAATTTACATGCTACTCTGATAGTCTCGTAGCAACCGTGCTGTAATCAGCAGAAGAGTACGTAATCTAACTCAACGGCTAAAGGATTACCGTATGAATGGACAGCAATACCGTTACAGGAGTAGGCGGAAAACTACGACCGGGTGCGGTGATTGCGTGGTCCTGATTATGCGAATATGTAGATTAGATACCGAGTATCCTGGAGTGGTCCAATACTTGTGGGGGCAGTTCCCAATATTCGCAATTGCAGTGTAAACGAGTCGCACTGCTTGCTGAGGTCCAAGATGGGCACACAACCGGCCTTGTGTGGCAAAAGCGTGGTTTGAATCCACCTCTCAGCTTTATCACGGCAAATTTAACTATGATAGGAGATGAAAGCTCCTCTTTCGTAATTGCATAGTCTTTTTTGTCCAAGTCGTGATTTAATACGGAGATGCAAAGAGTAACAAAAAATCAAAAACGGTTAGTGGATGCAAGCATTTCTGTATTATGCTGATGTCGCTTAATGGTAAAGCACCACAGTTGCTTTCGTTTCAACGTGGAGAAGGCGGTTCGATTCCGGGATTGCGCATAGGAAATAAATGAAAGGTGGTGTGGTGATATGCCATGAAATTAACAGCAAAACAACGATTATTTGCTGATGAGTACATAAAGAGCGGTAACGCTACACAATCCTACATTAAAGCTGGTTATAGTGTTAAATCTGAAAAAGTGGCTGGCGTCAATGCAACTAGAATGCTAGGAAATGCTAGGGTTAAAGCCTATATTGACACTAAAATGGCTGAAATTGAGTCACATAAGATTGCAGACGCCAAAGAAGTGCTTCAATTCTATACACGAGTATTACGTGAGGAAGAAACCGAAGAAGTAGCACTATCCACTAGTGATGATGTTGTGACTATTGAAAAGAAACCTAGCTTAAAGGATCGGCTTAATGCTGCTAAGGAGCTTATGAAGCGTTACCCACTCAACGATCCTGTTGTTAAAGCACAACTCGACCGCATAAAGGCAACAACCAAGAACATCAACTTACGCAATAAAAATCTTGAAGATGGTGGTCAGGATGTGGCTGATGCCGTTGATGGCTTGCTAGGCTTATTAAAGAAGGGAGTAGATCAGAACGGTAAAGATAAACGTGGATAACCTGCTGACGGCTAAGCAGCAGTGGGTATTGCGTGCTTATGTGCACGGTGATTGGAAGTATCTAATTAACTACGGAGCTGTTCGATCCGGTAAGACATTTATTGACAATATTCTCTTCTTAATGGAGCTTCAACGAGTATCACGTCAAGCCAAAGAGGAAGGCAACCGGAAACCCATGTACATTCTGGCAGGCTATTCCTCCAACTCAATTCAAAACAACGTACTTAGCGAATTGACGAACGTCTTTGGATTGGACATTCACTATGACCGACATGGGCACTTCAACCTATTTGGTGTCGAGGTGGTACCTGCTTACACGGGTAATGTTCGTGGCGCTAGTGCTATTCGTGGTATGTCTAGCTATGGTTCGTATATCAACGAAGCATCGCTTGCCACGCAGGAAGCCTTTCAAGAAATCATTCAGCGTTGCTCCAAACCAGGAGCACGGATTATCTGCGACACAAATCCTGATAGCCCACAGCATTACTTGAAGAGGGATTACATCGACAACAAGGACCCCAAAGCAAGAATCAAGACGTTCCACTTTGTTTTGGACGATAATACATTTTTACCCAAGGATTATGTCGATTCGCTAAAGGCTGCCACACCTTCGGGGATGTATTACGATCGCTCAATCTTGGGCCTCTGGGTTACGGGTGAAGGTGCTGTCTATAAGGACTTCGACGAACGTACCATGACTGTTAAGCGTGAGGATTTGCCAGACAGCCTGACTTATACGGCTGGTGTTGACTGGGGTTACGATCACCCAACAGCGATTGAAATTATTGGCCATGATGATAAAGGTAATTATTACCTCGTTGATGAAGCCTACGGGCAATTTGAGCAAGTAGATCCGCATTGGATTGATGTTGCTAATGAGTTCAAAGGCAAATATGGTCGTGGTCTTACGTTCTGGTGTGATACTGCAAGAACTGAACACATCCGTAATTTTCAGCAACATCACATCAATGCTAAGAATGGTTATAAGAACGTTCTTGATGGGATTGAAAAAGTAGCTAGTTTGATAAAGCAGCATAAATTTTACGTCGTAGAAGGTGCGGCACCTAATTTTATTAGCGAAATATATCAATATGTTTGGGACGATAAGACTGGTGCTCCAGTGAAAGAGAATGATCACGCACAAGACGCAGTTCGATATTGTATTGCTACTCCATTGCATCTTGAGGAGCAGCGAAAACAATACCCAGCGGTTGATAAGAACAAGGTGCGCAGAACACTTCGCAATCTTGGAATATAGGAGGTAACTACATGCCTAGAACAAACGATAGATGGATCTGGTCACGAGGCAAAATGCTTGATGGTCATCGTTTTGACGATGATTCTAACAAAGCATATACAATGCCAGCAGACATCTTTCACAATAACTTTGATAATAGTGACGCTGGATTAATTGCACAGGTTGTTGAGAAGTTCTTAGCACATCACTATCAATATGAAGCACCTCGCATTGCCGAGTTGCAACGATATTATTTAGGAGATAACGACATTCACTACTGGAGGAATGACAAAAAGTACTTAAACCGTGCTGATAATCGTGTTGCTTCTGGTTTTCCTAAGTTTATTACCAATATGCGCGTCGGTTACATGATGGGAAAGCCAATCAAAATGCAATGGTCAGATGATAGTGAGACTGAGCCAGCTATTGTAGACGCAGTAGAAGAATTCAATCGAATGAACGATGAAACTTATCACGAAAAGGTTATGAAGACTAACCTAAGCGTCACTGGTCGAGCTTATGAGCTCATGTATACTGAACAGCCTACTAAGAATGAAGATGGCTCTTTGAATACAGCTAAAGTAAAAATGAAAGCAGTCGATCCATTGACTGCTTTTGTTGTTTATGACACTAGCATTGAAGAGAAACCGTTATTTGGTGTGCGCTATTATTTGGTTGATTATGATGATGCAGGAACACAAGGCTATTATGTTGATGTATACACTGCTAATACTACTTATCATTATTACGCAGGAGAGAACCCAACTAATGCTGATATGAAGCTTGTTGGTACTGATAACTCTGGGTTTGGTGTTGAACCATTAACAGAATATGCTAACAACGAAGATCGAACAGGTGATTGGGAATCCAAACTTGATGAGATTGACGCTTATGATAAAGCGTTGTCTGAAATGGCTAACAGTGAAGAGGACTTTGCCAACGCGAAGTTTGTTATTAACGGTGACATTGATGCTGATATGGAAGCAATCATGGGTCCAGATGGTAAGCCGTTATTAGATGATGATGGTAATCCCATGATGGTGCCTAAGATCGATGCCAAAGACCCTTACTTGTTTATCAAACCGTCCATCATTCCAGATGCGAACGGAAATACTGTTGTGCCTGCTTCGGCTGAATATCTTACTAAGCAAATGAATGAAGCTGGTTGGAAACTATATATTGAACGCTTAGCAGCTGACATTCATAAAGATACTAATACGCCTGACACAAGCGATCAGAACTTTGGTGGTAACAATTCAGGCGTAGCAATGGCTTATAAACTGTTCGGACAAGATCAAGAAATGTCTATGCAGAAGTCATTATTTAGTCGTGGAGTTATGCGGAGATTACGCATGCTTAATTATTATTGGTATCAAAATGGTGAAGCAGGTATCAATCAAGATGACGCTGATAACTTCAAGATTAACTACACACCAAACTTGCCAAATAACGATTCTGAAATTGTGCAGGAGTTGCAAACTCTTAGCAATACTGGCTTATTCAGTGAACGAACATTGCGCGAGTTTGGCGCTTCGGTAACTGGTGTATCTGCTGACGCTGAGGAACAACGGATTGATGATGAGCAAGCTAATGAACAACAGGGGCAATTTGACCCAACAGCCTTGCAAGGAGTTAACTCTGCTGATTTAGAAGAAGCCAACCGAAAGGCTTTGCAAAATCTACAACAGCAAGGGCAACAGCCACCAATGTCACCAACCGATTTCTTAATGAATGCTCAGCGAAGTGATAATAATGCTAAGTAAAAAGCAGATGCGCAAACTGATTAGATCAGTTTATGGTGCTAATACTGAATATGGCAAACAAATAGAACGGTTATATAGACGCGCTAATCGCCAAATACAGGGTGAAATTAGCGCGTTTATTAGTTCTAGGGCTAATTGGTCAGGCAAACCGTCAAAAGCTGATTTAGAGGACGTGAGACGGCAATTACTAGAAGTTAATGAACAATCAGTAGCTCCATTAGTCGCTGTTTATTTATCCTCTGTCACACTTGGTCATCCTAAGAATAGCGATGTTGAGACTGCTAGGATTGCATTACCGATGATTAATGTTGCTAAACAAATGCATCACGTCATGAATAGACAACAACAGCGTATTCCTAGAAAAGTAAACCAAATCTCACGGGAACAGCACGCAATAACCCCAGAAATCCATAGAATACCAATAAATTACAACACTATGCTTCAACGTGAAGTATCTCAAAGTGTTATGCAAAGGCAAACACCTGTTTCACTGATTAACCGTGACATTCAAAACACAGTTTCAAGAATTCAAGACGTAGCCAAACAAGCTAGCACATCAAATGAAACTAGTATTGATTGGGCTAAGAAGATAGATTGCATTCTAACAGGCCATAAATCACACGGTGGAGCAAGTAAAAAAGCCCAGCGAATTATTAGAACTGAATCATGTAGAGAACTAAATAGCTCCACAATTGGCGATTTCAAGGCAAGAGGCGTAAAAAAGTATCGCTTCTTATCATTAGAATCTAGTAACTCATGTAAGGAATGTACTCACATGGACGGCAATGTATACGATGTTGAGGACGCAGAAGAAGGGGTCAATCTTCCGCCAATGCACCCAAGTTGCCAATGCTGGATAGTTGAGTATGAGGATGATGATACAGACGACATTCCTACTGGCTCAGAAATGGATATAGATGAAGATAGCTGATACAGAAATGCACCGGCTTTTATTTTGGACTTTTTTCGGTGCAGTCGGTAAAGAACGCTGATTCGTCGCCGGACGTTAAACGAGTCATCGTCGCTGGACGTTAAACAGGAGGATTTAGAGATGAATGGAAAAGAAAACAACACCAACCCAGAAGTAACTGTAGAACTTCAAAACGAAGCACAGCCACAAGAACAACCTAAGCAAGATGAGGGTAAGGAACAAAAGACTTTTACTCGTGAAGAACTTGCTAGTGCTGTTAGTGCTCAACTCAATCAAGCAAAGGAAGAGTTTAAGAAGACACTTGCTGATGAAGTTGCTAAAGCACGTGAAGATGGCGAAAAGCGAGCAAAAATGTCTGCTGACGAACGTGCTGAAGCTGACCGCAAAGCACTTGAAGAGAAATTAGCTCAACAACGTGCAGACATTGAGGCTCGTGAACGAAAGCTCAACACTCGTGACGCGTTAGCAGCGGCTGGATTACATATCCCAAGTGAAGATGTTGACTTGTTCGTTCAAAAGGATATTGATACAACCCATCGCATGATTGATCGTTTTAAGAATTTAGTTCAAACAGAAGTTCAAAACCAAATTCATCAACGGACTGCTACAAAGGAAACTCCAAGGGTTGGTGCCAACCCAACTAAGACCATTTCACCTACTAAGTCATTTGACCAGATGAGCTATGAAGAAAAGCGGCAACTCTTCCAAGAAGATCCAGCCGCTTACCAAGCTCTAAAAGACAAAAGCGTAAATTAGGAGGAATTAAATTATGGCAGACGATTACTTTACACTATCTAAAGCGATTATCCCTGAAGTATTTACTGACTATACTCAAGAAGTATCTACTAAGACTAATCGCTTTATTCAATCAGGTATTACAACTAGCAACTTTGATATTGGCAACCAATTGCTTCAACCAGGTAATGTATTAACAATGCCTTATATCAACGACCTTTCAGGCGCACCACAAGTATGGAACGATAAGCATGATATTGAAGTAGATTCAACATCAACTGGTACTCAATACGGTTTCAAGTTCGCTCAAGTAAAGAGCTTTGGCCGTACTGATTGGTCGAAGATTTACTCAGGTGCACCAATTGACCAAGTAATTGCTTCTCGGTTCGGTGCTTACTGGGCACGAGTCGACCAACATCAACTTCTTAACGTGGTTAAAGGTACTCTTAGCAATGATGACATTGCTAACGAGAAGGTCTTTGACGATTCAAGCAACAACTTTAGTGCGCGTGGCTTCTTAGCTACTATCGCTAAGATGGGTGACTTACAAGACAACGCCTTTTCAGTTATCGCGGTCAACTCTGCAGCATATGCACAGATGAAAGCTAACCAAATGATTGACACCACAACTCCGCAAAACACGATTGTATCTCCATTCGGAACATATAACGGTATGCGAATCTTAGTTGATGATGATATTCCTTTGGAAGGTCAAGTTGCTACTAGTTACATCTTCCGTACTGGTTCCGTTGGTTACAAGGTAGCTACGCCAGAAAACGCCGTTGAAGTCTTCCGTGAACCATCTAAACAAGGTGGCCGTACGAGCGTTATCAACCGACGTTTAGCCGCTACCCATGTTATGGGTACTACCTTATCAGCTAAGGCACTAGGTACGATTAACGATGAATTCGACCCTGAAAAGCTTACTGATGGTACTATGTGGGATTGTGTTGTTGATCCTCGTAAGATCGGTATTGTTGCTTACAAGTCAAAGATTGATACTGATTTCATTCCAAAAAAGAAAGCTACTTCAGCAACACCTTCTACTAGTGGCTCAGGCAGTTCTTCATCAACACCCACACCAGGAAAATAGTTAGGAGTGATCTGAATGGAGAATCAAAGCGAAGTTCAGAGCATTTTACAAACCGTTAAGACTGATAAGAGTATTACAGATAATACATTGGATGACGTATTAACTAATTACATCAAACAGGCTATTGATATGGTTTGTTTGTATGTTGGCGAGAATGAGTTGCCTAATGTACTTGAAGTAATCGTTATCCGCATTACAGAAGCGCATTATGTTCAGTCTTCGACTGACGCTGACGGTACTAAGTCATACAGTGAAGAAGGAGCAAACTGGTCTTTCCAAGATAATGAACTAGATCCATATATGACACTATTAAACCAATACATCGCTAATCGTGATGGCAAGGGTTCGAGGGGACGTGTTGTGTCATGGTAGTTAGACGATTCAGACCAGTAACGCTTGTAACTATCAAGAAAGTTCATGGAACGCTAGATGATAAAGAAGTACCGTCGTTTCAAACGGTGATGGCTCATGTTACAGAAGTCAATGGAGCGCAGTTGCAGAATAACCTATTTGGTAAACAGTACAACATGACATGGGTTGCGAGAATTCGAGGTAACGTTGACGCAAAATATATCTTTTATCCGCGCTTAGGTGTTGAAAGTAAGTACGTCAATAAGTGCAATTACTATTCAGTAATTCAAATCCGTAAACATGCCAATCGTACTGATGTTTACTTTGCTAATGATACGGGGGTGAATAGCAATGAGTTGGAACAATGATCACATTCCTGAAATTGACTTGGAATATGAATTTGATAAACAATCATTTGCTAACATCGCCGCCACGTTAGACAAGAATGGATTTGGAGATGTAGGCGCCTTGTTACGTAACATGACGGCTAATGCTGATGTTAGAGCTGAAAAGGCTGTTAATAGTGAAGCTAATAATGTTGTTCAAGAAGTAACTAATTTAATCAAGGAACGGCAATATCACAGCAAATCTGGGTATGGCCCTGGATCGCCTAGTTTTCAACGCAAGGTTAATAATCAGCACTTGGTTGACACTGTTAAAGATCATCATGATGGTAATAGCCACCGTATCTATGCGAATGCTACAAATGGTGGTTATAACTACTCACAAGCGTTTGAGTTTGGCTTGCTATCGCGTAAGTACCCAGCACATCACCCGTTTGAAGACACTGTTCACCACTTAGGCTTAAATCAGCTTCATAGTGAATTAGATGACAAGATAAATGATGCAATTAGAAAGGGGTTTAGCTAATGCCACCCTCAGTTGCGTTATATTCTGCGATTGTGAAGGCTATCAATTCAATTGGTGTTGATACTTATTCAGCATCACAAGACATTGAAGGTATGTCATTACCAATTTGCCGTGTGCAATTACTAACTAGTAGCTCAACTAATCAGTTCTCAAACGCACGGCAATATGAGCATACATTTCAGCTTGATGTTGTAACGGCACAGGACGGCTTAGAGCAAGGTTTGATCATTGCCTATATGATTATGCGCCAACTACGACAAATCACTGTAGAAGGCTACTTAGCGCAAATTAACGGTGAGCCTAGCATGAGTTCAATGGTTGATAGTTCGACTAATCGCATTTTAAACAGACAAATAATTAGAGTTAATTACGACATCATCGAAGACACTGCTTTTTAAGTGGTGTCTTTTTAGTTAGGAGGAATTTTAATGGCTGAGACATTAGAAGGCAAAAAGCTTGTTGGCTCTCGTTCTGCTGACAAGGTTATGTATTACTACAAGTTAATCAAGCATGAAAAGACAGGTATTCCTTGCCATATTCTTGGAACGCAAGGTGCTACTTCTGGAACTAACACTAAGACGTTAGGGACTACTGCTACCAAGCAGTTCAATATTAAGGATACCGGTTCAATCAACCAGCAACGGGTTGTAAACGTAGTTATGACTACTGGTGATGGTTTTAAAACCGACGTTGCACGTGACCTCTACTACACTTGGGAGCATGGTGAAGAAATGCTTCTTTATCGCGTTGACTGGAATACGCTTCGCACAGTTAACGGTAAGAAAGTTGTTGATGCAGAAATGGCAGTTGTACTTATTTCAGCATTGCCAGAAACCGAAGCATTAAACACTCCAGTTACGCAAAACGTTACTTTTGAAGTTCAAGGTGCAACTCGTCGTTATGATGAAGATGGATTCCCATTCACGCTCTCTCAAGAAGACTTCGATGATGGTATTTTCACTGATACTATTAAGTACTTCAACTTCGGTAAGCCAAGTGAATTTGGTGTTGACGCAGATGGCAACATTATTGATAACACTAAAGATGATTCACACGCTGGTGATCATACCGCAACCGTTGGCTTAGATGGTTCAAAGCCTGCGAGTAACAACCAATGATACTCAACCGGTTAGTCAACCAACGACACCGCCGGCTGTGCATACACAACCGACCGAAACAGTAACAAATAACGATCAAACAACTACTCCACAAAATGGATTAGTTTAGTAACAATAAACTCGCCTATGAAATACACAGTACGAAAGGGCGGGTAATGGAGGTTATACAATGCTAAAAATTAACGGAAAAGAATATGACTTGAAGTTTGGATATACATTTGCTGATCGTCTTACAAAGGATTACTCAACAGATGAAGCAGAAGGCTTTCGCCGCTTGATTGGTCAAATTGTCGACGGTGATCCTAAAGCACTAGTAGCCGGTTATCGTTTTGCCTTAGATGTTCCAACAAAGTCTTTACCATCAGCCCGAGAAGTAGCAGAAGCACTAGAAGCAGATGGAATCTTTGCTAAAGGCGATGAAGCTTTTAAAGACCTATTTAAGGAAATGCAAAAGTGCGGTTTTTTCAAGATGAACCTCAACTTCTATTTAAGCTCCGTCAAGAGTCAAGTGAAGAGCGCAAAAGAAGCCTTATCCGCTATTACCAACAAAGACGACAAGCAAGCGGCTCAAGTAAGCTTGAAACAAGCCGAAGCAATGGAAAAGGAAATGAAGGATCGTCTAAAGAAGTTAGAAGCTTAATTGATAAATGGGATCAAGAGATGCTCGACAACTTAAAAGTAGCAAACGAGTATCTAGGTTCATTTACGCCTGAGCAACTCCTAAAACTAACTCCAGCACAATTTGAATATATGATCGCTGGTGCTCAACAGCGAATACTAAATAGCCAGAGTTACGCTTTTCAATTAACCAAAGCTACCGTTCCTGCTCAACTGGTGGATAAAAACGACAATGACGAAATCATTGCAGGTAACTTGCGTAAGAATCAGGAAGCCATCGCTAATTTCAACAACAAGCAATACCAGAAAATGCAGAAGGAGAAAGCTCAACGGGAAGCACAATTTAGAAGCGTGTTTGGCAAGTATCTTAATCGTAAACGTGAGAAAGGAGGTTAATTTTGTCTGAAGTACTCGTAAATAAAATTGTTCGTATTAGTGGTGAAGATAGATTAACCTCTGTCATTGCCAGAACTAATCAAGCAATGGAAAGCTTGCAACAGAAGATGGCACAACTAGGTTTGAAATTCAATTCTAGCGCTACTGATACCGCAAGCCTCCGAACATCATTAGATCAAGTCAAGGCTAACGCAAGTCAAACTGATGAGTCGCTGAATAAGCTTAACAACACAATTGATAAGCTAAAAGGTGACAAGAAAGTTAAAGTTGAAGCTGATACCTCACAAGCTGACAGTAAGACTAAGCAGCTCGATGATGCTATTAGTCAACTGAGAAAACCCGTGCCGATAAAGCCTAAAGTAGATGACGGTCAAGCAAACGAAAAGTTATCGGTTTTACAACGTACAATTGAGCACGTTAAGTCTGCTGGTTCATCGTTAACAAAGAGTTTTGTCTTTGGAAATCTAATTGCTAATGGGATTAATAGTATCAGTAGTGATTTAGCTACTTGGGCAAAGCAAGGATTTGAAGCTGCTAAAGCTGGTGCTGAGACAGCTGAACGATGGAAAGCAGTTGGGATGACTGCTCCAGAAGTTAAAGAGACTGGTGCGGCCGTTAAAGAATTAAAAGAAAATTCTAATCTATCGGGTGCTGCAGTTGGTAACCTTGTTACCCGAATGTATGGGTTAACTGGGAGCGCTGATAAGGCGATTGCTTTATCCAAAGGTGTCGCTACTATTACGGATCAATTGAAGTTATCTAATCAGGCCTCCGATGCATTTGCCAATGGTTTAACCCGTATTGAATCATCTGGCAAGGTTACTAGCCAATCATTAGGCCGTTTAGAAAAACAAGCTCCTGGACTATCTACCGCCTTACAAAAGGCCAGTGGAATGTCTAAAAAAGCGTTTGATGATTTGCTGTCGTCTGGAAAGATGACTAGTGATCAATTCAATGACATTTTAGAAAAAGCCTCACAGAATTGGGACGAGACATCAAAAGACTGGGAAAAGAGCCCGGACAATGCATTGCATCATATCCAAACGGTTTGGGACGATACAAAGAAAGCCTTAATGGCACCTCTTGTCAGCGTTGCAGGTACCGGCTTAGATGCTCTCAGCGATTCATTGAATAAACTTCAACCGTTATTTACTAAGGCCGGTGAAGGGTTAGCAAATATGGCTACCAATTTTGCCAAATGGTTAACCCCTCAGCATGCTACTGATTTGGCTAAAATAGTTGGCGATTTAGGCAAGATGGCATTAGTGTTGGGCAAAGGTGCGTGGAAGGCATTCTCTACCATCATCGAAGCCATTGCTACGCCTTTTGAATTGATCGGTAATCATGGTAGAAAGTCGGCTGACGCCTTTGACAAGCTTGCCGATGCTCTTGACGCAATTACAAAAAATAAAATGGCAATGACTGTTCTTGAAGGGATAGGAATGGTTCTTGCAACTCAATTCGCCTATAGAAAACTATTTAAGATCGCTGATGGGCTTGGATTACTTGGGCACGGATTAGGTAAATTAACTGGCCTCAAATTCACGGGCCACTTTTTGGGTGATGCTCTATCAAACTTAAAGAGAATTTCAAAAGTTCGTATTAACCCCAAGAAATGGCTGATCGGTGGCAAGAGCTGGGCAAAAGACCTGTTTGCACCAGCACCAGAAGAAGCCCTTCGATCTGGGGATACGGCTGGAGGCAACTTTATTACTCGCTTTGCCGCTAAGACAAATGCTTCACGGTTTGCACAGGTTGGTCGTTCTCTTGGTGGTCGAATTGTTTCTGGCGTTGGCTTAGCTATAGAAGCCTATGACCTTGTTAAAGATATACATGGTGCCTTTACTTCACACAACGGCACAACCAGAGCACGTGATACTGGGAAAGCCGTTGGTGCAGGAATTGGCGCTGGCATCGGCTTCTTCTTTGGTGGGCCTGCTGGTGCCGCTCTTGGTGGTATGATTGGTCGCTTTGTAGGAGGCAAGATCGGCCCCGGGCTTGGTAAAGCCTTTAAGTCAAGCATGCATTTCTTCAAGGACCTTTTGAAAGGTAACTGGACTGGTGCATTTGACGATATAGCTAAAGGCTTTAAGTCCATGTGGAAGAATGTCACCGGCTGGGCTAGAGATACTTGGAAAAAGGTCAAAGACTGGTGGAACGGTACTGACACCTCAAAAACAAGATCACGATCCAGAGGCTCTAGTAAACCATCTCAGCATGAGATTAGATCCTTGGGCGGTAATCATTATTCAAAGGCTGATATAGCTAATATCAAAGAGATGAATAAGGCTGTTGAAGCCTATACCAAGACGCTTCGCAATCTAAAATCAACGATTAAGAAGAATGACCCTACTAAAGAACTAAATTCTATGAATAAGGTTCTGAAACAGGCTGCTAAATACTGGTTATCGTTATCTAAGCCATTAAAGCAGATAGCTAAGTCATTCCAGAATATGAAAAAACCACTCGACAATATCAGCAAGTCTATGAAGGAACTTACCGGTAAAAAGAGTGGTTTAGGTACATTTGATAAGGATTTAACGAAGCTTGAAAAGGACTTACAACACTCTAAGATCGGTCAAGAATTTACTAAGCTTAGCAAAGAAATTAAGAAGAGCGATCTTGTTAAGACTTTGCAGAAACTTACTAAAGAGATTAAAGATTCCGTTAAATATTGGAAAGAGTTCGCTAAGCCAGTTAAACAGACAACTAGCGAATTTCAGAAATTTAGCAAGGAATTAAAGCCATTCAATGGCAAGAATAATCCACTTGATAGGCTTGAAAAGAGCATCGAAAGTCTTACTAAGTCGCTAAAGAAGAATCGATTTGGCAATGAACTTGCTAAACAAATGCAAATTGCTAATAAGTCGATGAGCGGTCGGGGATCTGTTGAGTCTAAGTTCTCTAGCATGACAAGAACGCTTGAAAGAGATTTGTCACGGTTTAAGTCAGCGTTTAATCGTGATTGGCGAGACGTTTGGGATGATCTTTCAAGTTATCCTTCAAGAGCTTTAAGTAGGGTGGTTTCAACTGTTTCAAGCCGCTTTAATTCGATTGAGAATCGTGAACGTTCCTTTACTTCTAAATTCCTTAGTGGTTGGAGAAGTTGGAATAATTCAGTTGTTAGTGAAATGCGCAGTGCGTTTGATAAGCTACCAGGTATTGCACGAAAGGCGATGTCTGGAATAGTTAGTCGTTTGAACAGCGGTATTTCAGCTATTAATAGTGTTATCAGCGACTTTGGTGGAGATAAACGATTATCACCCATCCACTACGCTCAAGGAACTTTTGCTCATCCGGGCGGTAAAGCTATTGTCAACGATGGTTTACAAGCTAATAAGACTGAATTAATTTGGCAACCATCACAAGGGTGGGGAACAGCACAAGGCCAAAATGTTGTACGTGATCTTGAAGCCGGATCGATGGTGCTTGATGCTGATCGATCACAACCATATCTAAACTATGGACTATTTCCTCACTATGCTAACGGTACTCTATCAGAAGCTGAGCAGGATAAAATCTCACAAGAATTCATTGCTAATCCGGTACAGGCTTCAAAGAATCTTGTGCTTAAGTTAACTAATTGGAATTCAAGTGTCCCTGCGATTGCTGATTTAGGACAGGCAATGGCGGTCGGATTCTCCCGTGGAATTGCAAATGTGCTTAAAGATTTACTGGGTATTATTAAAGAGCCAGTTCATGGTGATTGGACGCCTGTAATTAAATCAGCGGCACGCTTAATGCATGTTTCGTTATCAGAAGGCCAAATTGGTAAGTTACTTCGCCAAATTCAAACTGAATCTGGTGGTAATGAGAAGATTAGCCAGCAGATCAGTGATGTTAACTCAGCAGCAGGACACCCAGCGCAAGGGTTGCTTCAATTTATTCCTTCAACGTTTAATACATGGGCAATGCCAGGTCACCATAATATTCTAAGCGGATTTGATCAAATTATGGCGGCTATTAATGCTCTTAATCACGGCGGAGAAGGTGGCTGGGGTAATATTGGTAATGGTCATGGTTGGGCTTCTGGAGTTCATATGACTCACCGAGATTATGCGCTAATTGGTGATAATGCTGAAAATGATGAGTATGTGATTAATCCATACAACGGTAACGCAATGCCACTAATGCAAGATGCCTACCAAACGATGATGAACCATCACCCTGAATGGCGAACACCAACTTCTAGTGCATTTAATAGCCAAGTAATTGAATTAATCAAGACGGCTATTGCTAAGCTAGATAATATTGATATGCACCCACATGTTACTGTTGAGGATGTTGCACGCCCAGTTAATAAGTACAATGCCAAGAATTACAGTCTAAGGAGTTGATAAATTGATACAAGTATTTTCACAATGCAAAAATAAGCCTAGCAGGTATCAGTTTATGAAGCCTAGCGAGTTGGGCTATGATTCTGATGAATACTTAAGCTTTGACCCCATCGAATTTGCTATCAGCTCTGATGGCAAAAATTGGACGAGCAATTACGATGTAGTTAATCTGACTGGCGTCTATTGCTATCGTGCTCCAGACGTTCAGCCGGCTAATCCATCAGATACGATGAAAAAGATTGGTTTACAAGACGGTTCAAGGCTGATCTCGACGACTTATGACAGTCGAGAATTTAAATTCGAACTCATATATAGAGGTGTTAGTGAAACAGACGCTATGTTAGCTTGGAAGCAGCACAGCGTTTTTTAGTTTCCCGCGATGCTTATTGGATTACTTTTTCAAATTGGCTCAATCGTATGTATTACGGTAAAGCAAAACTAGCAGCACCTACTTATTCAAACGAGAAATGCTGGACGTGTGAAGTCACCTTTACTGATTTTATTGGTTTAAGTCGTTCGATTGGTACTACACTGGATTATCCAGACCAAGTGTGGGGTGTTAATAGTAATCTTCCTGAAAATATAGATCTACAATATAAATTCACTACTAACGATTTTAGTGTTTATAATCTATCTGATGTAGTGATTGATCCTGAATGGCGAGGACATCCTTTTAAACTTACGTTGCAAGGTAAGTCAAATGGTAATTTGAAGATTACTAATAAAGCAGGTGGATCAATTTACAAGAAGAGTGCTTTTAATGGCACTTTTGTTTTAGATGGGGTTAATCCAGAATGTAATGGTCAAGGTTGCTTACTAGATACCGACTGTGGATTGATTACGCTTGTTATGGGTAAGAATGACTTCCATATTGATAATTTTAGTGGCACGATTACGTTTGAGTTTCCAATGTGGTGGTTAGCATGACTAAAAAATATGCAGAAAGATGTGTCTTTATTGAAACAAAAGACACTAAGCAAGCCTATCGAATTAATTGGCAGGATTTGCATGATTCTTTCAAAAAGAACTACCAGCTTAACAGCAATTACGAAATTAGTTTTACACTAACCCGTGCTAAAGGATACGAAAAAGTCTTTGATGCAGCTCAAGCAAAATGTGGTGTTATGTATGCCGACCAATGGTACAACATTCAGCAACGAGAACCTAAACTTGATGAACAAGGATTCCTTACGATGCAGGTTACCTGTACTCATACTCTTGTCGATATGTTAAAAAACGTTCGAATTGATCCGCAAGAACCAACCGAACAGAATCCGGACAAGAGTGGCAATGATAGTTCATCAGACGACAGTTCTAGTGATGACAATCCGCAGCCGGGCACTGTAATTAAGCGAACAGCAGAACAACAGCTGACTACTCTTGATGCTTGTATGCATAAGTTCCTTGATAACAATAATCAAGGTGTTAAATATGAGTTACACGGTAACTTTCCTCAAGTGGCGATTGAGTGTACTGGCTCATTATATGAGTGGTTGAACAGTAATCTTAAAACATTCAGTGCTTATTGGATTCCAGATGGATATACTGTTAAAATCTATGATTTAGCAAGTTTACGCCACCAAACAGGTCGTCAATTGCGCTATATGTATAATATAAATTCGGTTGACATCCAAGAAAACGATACTAGCATCGTTAATGACTGTTGGGTGTACGGCGGTAAGGTTGAAGCTGATACAACTACTGTATCTGGTGGTGGCAACGGAATCACCGAACCTCAAAATGGCGATTGGACACCAGTAATAAAAAATGCTGCTAGCTTAACGGGGCAACAATTATCAGATAGTGATATTGCGCTGGTAAAAGCACAGATTAATCTTGAATCTAGTGGTCGCGAGGATGCTAAAGGTGGCGATGATGGTTTATCAGACGGCATTGCTATGGGTTTACTTCAATTTAAACAAGCTACTTTTAACTATTATTGTCGCCCACCTTATACCAATATTTGGCATGGACTGGACCAGTTAATCGCTCTGTTCAATGTACCAAATTGGCGTAATCAGATTACAGGTCGTCATGGTTGGTCTCCATTTGGGGCACCAGTTTCAAAGGCTCAGATAACAGCTTTATCAGCAACATCTACTGGACGATCGCAACAGATTATCGATTATTGCAAATCGTTTGTTGGCAAAGTGCCATACGTTTGGGGTGGAAGCACTCCAAGTGGTTGGGATTGCTCTGGGTTTGCCTGCTATGTTCTTAATCATTTTGGGATTAATACCCCTCGAACTAATACTGTTGGCCTTGAAGGCAAAGGTACGATTGTTAATCCACCTTACCAAACTGGAGATTTACTTTTCTGGGGTGCTCGTGGCGGTAGTTACCACGTATCAATTGCGATGGATTCAACGTGGCGTGTGGGTGCTGATAACTACCAAGATGGGACAGTTTACCGCACAATTGCTAGCTGGCCACCGCAGTTTGCTGTAAGAGTGCCAGGCTTTGCGGATGGAAACGTTAATAGCGGCAGTAGTGATGATAGTACGACGACTACAACTACCAGTGCTAGCTATTATTCGCTTGTCTATCATTATCAAGACCAAGATTCAATTAAAAAATATGGTTTGCATTGTGGTGCTCCAATTACGATGGATAGCATTTATGACATGAACGCTCTTAAGACATATGTTGAGAACACTGTGCAACATAATCCAGAGTTTTCACTCACTGTTAGTAATGTCGATGAGCAAGGCTATCAGTTAGGTGATGTAGTACGTTTAATTGTGCCTACTATGAATATCAATACTGATATGACGTTGGTTGGGATTGAAGGTAATGACAATATACTGCACCCTCATGCTGATAAGACGTTAACTTTCAATAATACTGGATTAGCGATGAAAGATGTTAATATCGCCTTGTTTAATGCGATCAAAGATACGAATGCGAATGTTCAAGCGCTAGATATATTTGGAGGTACTGGCGCTAGAAAAGAAGATCACTTTGCTAACGAGAATAACAAGAAGAGTGAACAATCAGTGATTATTTATAACGAGGCACAAATTAAGCAAATGGAAGAAATTAATAATAGTGTAGGGAGGTAAGTCAATGGCAAATGATGCTAAAACGCCTATTTTTATTCTGCAACCATATGTTGATGAAAACGGATTACAGTGGCTTAGCTGTTCTCCGGACAATGGTCAAACTGTCTATAAAGAGTATGGACCAGAAGGCAAGATTTATCGCCAACGTGACGCTACAATGATTCAGCAATTAACATTTGAACATATCACAATGAAGTCGCCTAACGGGACGGCTTTTTATTTATCTGTTAGTGACGACGGGCAACCCATATTCACGAAAGTAGGTGATAGTCAATGAGCGAGTTTAAGCTACCGCACGTGGAGGATTTAACAACGAACTCAAAATTGCCAGGTCAATTAACAGAGGATTTCAAGGCGATTGAGCAAGCTCTGTCTGATGAAGTGACAGATCGTAAGAAAGGCGACGGCAACCTGCAAGGACAAATCGATGAGCTTCAAGAGCGTTGCCAAAAGCTTGAGGATGATAAAGCTACTCATGATGAAGTTAAGCAAGTAAGCCAAGAATGGAACAAGCGAACTTCCCATATTGCACGTGGTACTGATATTGCTACAACTAGGGCGGTAGTAATGCAAATTCTTGCAAGCATTGGTCAGGTTGACTTGTCTAAGCTTTCTGACGCTGATGAAAAGATAGTAACTAAAGACGAATTTGATGCCTTTGTTAATAAGGTCAAAGGTAAGATTAATCTAGACAACTAGAGAAAGGACTGATAGCAGGTGTCACAAACATTAACCTATATCATGGGTGCTGATAATCGAGCACTAGTTGACAATGTTCAAGATTTTCATATTGATTGGAATGAACAACGTAATGATAACTGGATTACTGCTCGTCAATGGGAAGACGGTATGCGCCAAGTGTTTGTTAACATTAAGAATCAAGATGGCACACCATTTGATTTGACTGGATGCAACGTCTGGTTTGAAGGATTCTTGCCTAAGAGCGCAAAGGGCGATTTCCGGATTATTGATGATGAAGGATATGTACCAATCGATGAGTCGGCAGGTAAGTTCCGCTTTGATATGCCCAAGCAAGCATTCCCATTGGCTGGATCATATCGGCAAGCATTTTTCCGAATTCTAAAGAATGGTAATTCTGTTACTACACTTGAATTTGACCTTAAAGTATTAGCAGATAAAGTTGTTACCGGTTTAGTACCACGTGATTGGATCTCGCCATTTGAACGGATTGTAGATGAACTTATGCAATCATTCAAAGATCACACTGCCCAAGCTGACAAGGTGCTTAATGATTTCCAAAACAAAGTAACGGATCTAATCAACGAATTAAACCGACAAGGCTCTGCTGCTACCTCAATGCTTAATGGTATTGAAAGCCGAATTAATGAGTTGGAAGACCGCATGAAGAACATGCACTACGCAACGACGGACCAGCTCAATGACTTTGAAAATAAAATCAACAACATTATTAATAATGTTAGTCAAGGCAACAAAGCTTATGAGAATGTTGCTGCTATGCAACAAGATAGCAAGTTGAAAGTTGGAGATATGGCTGAAACGTTTGGTTACCATCAAGTAAATGATGGCGGAACTTCAATCTATAAGATCACTGATAAGCCTGATAATTTCGCTATTAAATTGAACAATGGTTTATGGGCGGAACAGATTAATAAGACCGGTGATAACTATTATGGTGATATTTCTTACTCAATTGATCGAGATCACCGCTACCATACAACTTGCTATACAGTTACGATTCCAAAACAAGATGCATTTGGTGAGCTGATCATGCCAGAGATGAACTATCACCCTGATTGGATTTCCCCGAATGCATGGGCGCGGCAATACCACTCAACCCTTACGTTAAACGGTGATGCGTCAATTCGGATCGGACCAGGGGAAACGTACATGAACGGTAATATTATCTCTGACGGAAAGATTATTCATGAAGCGGATTCCTCAAAGAAGTATCCAGACCGAATGAAGAGTTTAGCAATCATGAAAGACCGTTCTATTCGTGAATACCAAGCAGGCACTTCAGCTCAACAAATGTTGAATGACGGGGCACAGGTAGCATTTACTGTTTATTATCCATTGGTAAAGAATGGTCAAAAAACTGGCTATGCTAATACTGATAATGATACAACCGATAATCTTCGAGCGGGTGGTCGCGTCACTGATCACTACCCAGCACTTGGAATTGGTGAAAAGTCTGATGGGACTTGGATTGTAATTGGTTGTGACGGTCGAAGTATTGATGAAGATGGATTAATGGCTGACGAACTAGCTCAGAAGTTCGTTGACGCTGGTTGTGTGAACGCTTGGCGTATGGACGGAGGTGGTTCTGAATCCATCAATTATCGTGGGGCAAAGCTTAACCGGAACTATGATGACAATGGATTCACAGACCGTAAGCTTCAATTCACTTTTGATATTCGGAAACCGACTGCTGCTGATAACAGTAACTCATATGCTACCGCTGCTGCAGGCGAACAGAAGTTAAACTTATTCCGGCAAATTATGTATCCAGTGAATACATTCTTGATGTCTAGTTTTGCTATCCTTGGTAATACAAAAGTTAACAATGCTGATGAATTAGAGAATTTCGTTAATGAAGTTGCTTATCGACTCAACGAATCCCAGATGGCACAAGGAGCACATTTAACTGGTATTCTGACCATTCCATTCACTAACTCAGCTATTGCGCAAGCACTTGGTTATCCTAATTTAAGTGGTGACTTCCAGTGGGATTACACTTGTACCGCAGGTAACCACAATACTGGTATGTTTACCGTTAAAGGTGTTAATGATCATCAATTCCAAGCATTCCGGCAATTTACGAAGCTAAAAGAACCACATTGGTCTAAATGGTATGCTATGAATCAAACTACAGAAGTCAGTGGAGCTAATCCAGGTGGCAATATTACCGACTTCTGGATTCAACGAATCAATAATACTGTTGAGTTCCAATGTAAGATTCATGCTGATAGTAATACCTGGAAGACTTACATTACCGGTTTGCCATTACCATTAAAAGATGGTTTATCTATTCCAGTTTGGGGTGAAGGTCAAAGCAGAATTGGCTTCGTTAACCTTGACAAGGGTGGCAAGTTGAATATGCGTTCAGACACTAATGATACGTACAACTTCCATTACACCTACTTGGCTAAGAGCACCGATTACGATATTCCATACTAAATAAGACATAGTCGCCATAGAAATACACAATACATAAATAAGCCTCACTCAATCGAGCGGGGCTTTTATTATGGGCGGCTATGTTTTGCATATTTAAGGGGGTGTTAAAACAATGCCACACGGATTTTTCGGACTTGGTTGGGGAGAAGTGGTTTCTATCGTGACTCTGGGGACAGTGATAGCAACTTATTTCAAAACCTCGATCTCAAGGACAGCTCATGAAAGCAGTCGGAAAGATTTAGAAGACTTAAACTCAAAATTAACTGACTTCAAAATTAATATTAGTGAACTATCACAGTTACTCAAACAACTTAATCGCGATTTAGATGGTTTAACAAAACGGGTCGACGATCATGATAAGGATATCGATAATCTAGAAATAGAAGTTGCTAAGATCAAAGAACATTTGGAGGAAAAGAAATGACAAAATTAATTACAGATATTGGTGATTGGTTAATCTCAAGTGGCGCCTTAACGGCGCTTTTTATTTTTGCTTGGAAGTACCTAAAACCAGTAATGGAAGCAAAGAAGCTTCATGCTAAGACAGCTCAAGAGAAGGAATTGCTTAGCTTGATTGAATCACTAGCAGACAATGCTGTTAACAGCCTAGTAAGTAATTCTGCTATGTCTGGGCATGACAAATTCAAGGTGGCTACTTCACTGGTTGGTAGCACTTTAGCTGACAAAGGATTTAATGTTGACCAGACAACAATTGAACATGCGGTTCAGTCGGCTTACGAAAAGAGTGATTTAACGCCAACCATCAATCCTAACGAAGAACCACAAACCGGAGTGGTGGTAACTCATGAGTAATTATGGATATGTTCTAGACGTTTCAGGATATCAACCACAAGCGACCTATTATAGCTTTTGGCAGAAATGGAAAGCACGAGGAGTAAAGGGAGCTATTGTTAAGCTTTCTGAATCAATTAATTATCGTAATCCATACGGTGCCAGTCAAATTGCAGCTGCTAAGCATGAAGGACTAAAAGTATCCGGATATCACTTTTCACGTTTTCGTGGCAATGGTGCGCAAGCACGCAATGAAGCAAACTTTGCAATCGCTACGGCAAATAGCATGGGATTGCTACAAGGTAGTGTACTTGTCCTTGATTACGAAGAACGAATTGGTTATCAATCTTCTAACACCCTAGCCGCAATCGTCTTTTGTCAAACTGTCAAAGCAGCAGGATTTGTACCTGTTTTCTATTCATATTCTGGAATGAAGAACCTTTGGAATTATGAAGCAATTTATCAGCAAACAGGTGCTTTGATGTGGATTGCTGCGTATCCTGTAATGTCTGGAGTAACGACACCGTATATGAACTATTTCCCTGGAATTAGTAATCATATTGGCGCTTGGCAATTTACAGACAATTTTTATGGCGAGCATATCGATGGCTCAATTGATTTAACAGGAGTGTTTACAAACATGGTACAAGAAAAAGTAACAAGTGCAGGTCATTTAGATTCCGTTAGTTTTGATAATGACACAAGCTTTAAGATTACCGGTTGGTACGCAAGCGATAAAGCACAAGGGAAAGCATATCCTTATATCATCTTAACTGATGAAAAGGGTAAGGAATTGGTTCGTCAGCAGGTTAAAGTTACTGCTCGACCAGACGTAGCTAAGGCTTATCCAGATATTCCTAACGCTGCTAGTTCTGGCTTTACTGGCGAATTCAAATATGCCAGCGCTATGGCTGGCAAGAAGCTACACGTTATCTTTCGGTACACTGATGATCCAGCTGGGAATGGTAACTTCACAGATTACACAAGTGTGATTGACTTTACTAAGAGCCGAGCATACCTCGATAACATTAACACAGTCGTGTTTACTAATAAGCTTCGAGTAAGCGGGTGGTTTGCTTCAGACCTATCGGTTGGGTTAGCTAATCGCTTTTTGATTCTATATGATACTGATAAAAAGCAAGAGCTACAGCGAATTAAGGTTGCTGCAATCAAGCGTGAAGACGTTAAGAAAGCTAACAATGATATTTACAATGCTAATCAGTCTGGATTTTCTGGAGAATTCAATTACGATGCAAATCTAGTTGGACGTAAATTACAAATCATCGCTCGTTATAGTGATGATGCTAATGGTGAAGGTCACCGAGTTGACTACTGGTTTGATCCGTTTAATGGACCGGCAATGCCAGTAGTTGATGGCAAGACAGAAACCAGTGTATTGGTCCATTCATTCAGCGCTGAAAGCAAAGGCGATAAGACACAGCTCACATTCAAGTAAAGAGGTGAGATTATGCAGGTTAATGAAAAGTATAGTATCTACGTTCGAGGAGGGACGTTCAAGCGTGGCGATACCATGCGTCATATCGTCATCTCTTTTCAAGATGAGCAAGGCTGTTGGGTAACGCCTAATCCTGATCATACTTTTGTAGCAAAAGTAGCTAACTCGACTGGTTATATTGGTGATTATCCGGTAACGGTTGTGGATTCCGACTTCATTATCTCAACTAAGGTGTTTGCCAAGCTTCCTGATGACCATTACGAGCTCGAAATCTGGGAGATTTGGCCAAGTGACGGTGACAAGGAACCGGACAAGACTATCTATCCAACGCCAGAAACGGTTGCTCGCTTCACGATCGAAGCCAACGTTACTGACAAAAGTGGAGAGGTAATCAAAAAAATTGGGTTTCAAGACGTTGTGAATGCGGCGGTTGAGAATGCGGGGCTTAATCTCAAGATTGGCAACGTATCTCAAACTGATGTCGGCACAATGCCAACCGTAACGCAAGAATATCAAGATGGTAAGAATATCATGTCGTTTACTTTCCCTAAGCCACGAGCAGCTACTGTAACGATTGATAAGGTCAATACCGTTGCACCTGACCAACCGGCTAGTGTTACCAACGTTGGTACGACCACTGACGCTAAACTAGTGCTGAATATCCCCCAAGGTGTTCAAGGAGTACAGGGATTTCGCGGTCCTACTGGGAAGAATTTTGAAATCAAGCGAACCTTTAAGTCAGTTCAAGAAATGAATGATAGTAAAGGTTCTGGGTTTGAAGATGGTGACTTAACTGTAATTGCTTCTTCTGTTGATGACCCAGATAATGCGAAATTGTATATTTGGGATGGCACTAACTTCAAGTACATTGCGGATCTCTCTGGTGCGCAAGGTATCAAAGGTGATATGGGACCAGCACCTGCTTTAAGTGTTGAGAGCGTAACTAAATTGCCAGCGGGCTCACAGCCTACTGTCACTTATAAGAAGGTAGACGGCGGTTATAACGTTGCTTATGCGCTTCCACAAGGCGCTGATGGAGCTACGTGGCAACCGTATATCAACAAGGACGATGGTCACTGGCACATCAAGCTAACTCAGGGCTTACCAGCGGTTACGGGTGATGACATTAAACGGCTTCAAGACTTTATTTCTGATCAAATTGAAAACGGCAAGTGGTAAGGAGGGTGTATAGAATGGAAAACGATATTGACTTAGGAATTGTCGCTCAAGGCCCTCAAGGCGAACAAGGGCCGAAAGGTGATAAAGGTGATAAAGGAGATAAAGGCGACAAGGGCGATACTGGTTACTCTGTTTACCAGTCCTGGCTAAACGCTGGTAACAAAGGAACAGAGGCGGATTTTATTAAAGAATTCAAAGGTATTCAAGGTCCAAAGGGCGATAAAGGTGATACAGGAGCAACCGGCCCACAAGGCCCACAAGGACCAAAAGGCGATAAGGGCGACAAGGGCGATATTGGTCCTCAGGGTCCACAAGGAATTCAAGGCAAAACTGGTGCTACCGGTCCGCAAGGCCCTAAGGGAGAGAAAGGTGATACTGGTCCGCAAGGCGCTACAGGGGCTACAGGAGCAACTTATCAACCATATATTGCTTCTGATGGTAATTGGCACGTAAAATTGGTAAATGTTTAGGAGGTGAGACAATGCTTCCTACTGATATTAACTTAGAAATTCCAGCTCGTGGCCCACAAGGCATTCAAGGCCCTAAAGGCGACCCTGGTCCACAAGGGATACAGGGGGCGACAGGTCCAACAGGTCCTAAAGGAAACACAGGTGATAGAGGACCACAGGGAGTTCAAGGAGAGCGTGGACCGCAGGGACCTCAAGGTCCACAAGGGCCAGCAGGGCAAAATGCTAACGATACTACCCACATTCTGCAATCCGGTGACTTTAACAATATAAGAACTAACGGTTATTATGAAACTAACGGTACTTTTGCCAATTCACCATTGCCAGGCGAGTGGGGTGAACTATCTGTAATTACCGGTGAACATTACACCCGCCAAGTCTGGACTAAAGGTGATTCCGGAGAGATGTTTATTCGCTCCAGAAAGCACAATAGTGATAATTGGACTTCGTGGTATAAGATTGGAACGTATGAGACTAGCCCCAATTGGCAAGACCAAACAGTAAGCTATGCGCATGGAGTGGTTGTTAATGGTATATGTGATCTTCGGGTAAAAGTTCGAATTACTAGCAGCTCATGGCATGACTTGTTACATGGATTGCCAGAAGCAGCCGAAAACTTTACATTCTGGTGGAACAGTGAAAATGCCAAACTTGGCAAGTTCTCGATGAATGGGAATACTCTAGCTTGTCGTGCCGATCAAGAAGATGATTACGATGTTCATCTGACGTATGCAGTTAAGATGTAAATAATTAAGCCCTAGCGGTAGTTACAGATTATGCGATAATCGCTAGGACTTTTTATTATAGGAGGTTTTTATGCGAGAGATAAAAATTCCAAATGTCACGCAAAAGAGAACTGATAACTCAGAAAAGTATTTAATTCAATTAATCGATGATGGCAAGCCAACTTTGCTGGATCAAAGTGTTAATTATCTTGCGTTCATTACTTGTGATGGTAGCCTAGTCACACCAGCAGGAATTGAATTAACTATTCAAGACAATCAGCTAGTGCTAGATAGTGCCAAACTCGATTTACCAGCGGGTATTTATCACTTTGAAATTTGGGCTGAAAAAGATGGACAACGGGCCATCTATCCCGATAGTGGAATGAAAAGGCTAGTCATTAATGCTAACGCAACTGACCTACCAAATGGGACAGTAACATCGTTAACGCTTGATGAGTTTGTTAAAGAGTTTAAGAATTTAGTGAAAGACGTTGGTAATTCTAGTAATCCTAATCAAGGAGGCAGCATTGAGGCTTCAATTGATACTGACAAGCGCACTATCACGATCAACGGTAAGTCACTAACAATTCCTGAACCGATTGATCTAAGCGGACTAGCAAGTAAGAACGATCTGGCAGGATTAGTAAAACAAACTGAGTTAGCAGAATACGTTAAAAAGAACGACCTGCCAAACATGCCTAGTTTAACCGACTATGTTAAGAAAGAAGAGCTACCTAAGCAACCTGACTTAACTAAGTACGCGCTAAAGTCTGATCTGCCAGATTTAACAGGTTATGCCAAGATGACTGATATTCCAAGCATCACCGGTCTAGTCAAAGAAGCCGAACTAGGTGAATATGCTAAGAAGAGCGAATTACCAGACCTGTCCGGCTATGCTTTGAAGTCAGAATTACCAGTTGTTCCTGATTTAAGCAATTATGCTAAGAAAGCCGATATACCAAAGACACCTGATTTATCAGGCTATGCTACGAATGAATCTGTTGATGAGAAGCTAAAAGATGTATCTGTACCGAGTATTATCACAACTAATTACGGAACGTTCATTCAGCATGATCCCACTACAGTTAGGGTAATTAACAGTACACACGAAAGTGGTTCTAGTGCTTTCTTGTTATTTGATAATGGAGCTGAGTTACACGTTAAAGACGGTAATGTGATTGCTGCTATGGGTGGCGGTTGGAATAACAATTTCGATCATATCGATAGCAATTCAAGTTTCCTTAGGAACAAGATCGAGATTTATATGGAAGGTAATTTCCCAATTACCAATGGATTATCTTATGACCGTACATTATCTTACACGGCTAGTTCTACGTGGATAAATTTTGCTGGTTGTACTGTAAAACATCCTTATAACGATAGTTGTAAGTATATTTGGGACACCGCTCACATTACAGGTGACGAGTCAAAGGTAACACCAGGCGAGCGGGATATGATAAAGGCTTGGTATGAAGTAGGATTATTCAGCGACTACGAAGTGGTTACTTACTGTCACGCTGTTAAGAAAGAGGGTTAAATATGAAAACAGTATATGAATTTGATAATGATCGTAAGCTTATTAGTCGGAAAGTAGTAGCAGACGATTATACCTTGAACGATCATGAAGTTACTGTAAAGCCGAGTGATGATGAGTACCCGCCTTACTTGATCAATCCAGATAAGACAGCGTGGTCAGGTCTGACATTAGAGCAGTACAAGCAAGTCAACCACCTTGATGAAAAAATTGGGGGGTAAAAGTAGCAATTCCTAAAGTGCCACATTCTTACTATAGTGATGATCGGAAAGTAATCTGTGATATGTATCGGAAATATGAACCAGCTACCGCTTACGTCGTCTATTTTGATAACGGCGCCATCTTGCTATCAGGAAATGGGAATGTTGCTAAGAATTGTGTGGATAATGAAATGATGCCAATCATTCGAGGAGAGAGAGGCCACGATTACTATACAGCAGGTAAAGATAACTCTGGCTGGGCATGGGCAAGCGATTGGACAGTGCTTAATCCAGTTCACGATGCTAGTATCTGGGACTGGTCAGATGCGTATCTAACACCTAACGGAAGAAAGCAAAAAGCTGGTGGTGAAACCAACCAATTGCGTAATTTTTACGAAATTGGCATTTTCGATGACTATGATATTCAGACCTACTACGGAGCAGTCAAAAAGAAATAAGGTGATTAAATGAAATTAGTATATATGTACGATGACACACCAGAACACGGCTTTACTGGTCGTAAATATGTGTCTGATGATCATCAACTGCAGGCAGGAGAAACGCTAGTTGAGCCTGCTAAAGATAAAGAAAACTTTTTCAATGGAAATGAGTGGGTTGCTGAAACCATCACGGTCTATCAAGTGGACAGTGATGGTTTTTTAGTTGCGGCAGTACAGCGACCAAATGGAACTCAACTTGATGATGATGAACGACTAGATAAACCAGCTAGTCGACCTGTTGCATCTAAGCAACCGTCACCTGAGCGGCAAATGATCATGCAACAGCAAGCCCAGTTAGCCCAATTGAATCAAGCTAAATCACAGCTTGAAAGTCTAGCCATGAAGCAACAGACGGCACTTACACAAACACAACAATTGTTGATGCAACAGCAACTGCAGTTAGCGCGATTGAAAGGAAGTAAGTAATCATGATGAATGAAGTAGATATCTTGAAGATGTTCTGGTCTTGGGGCAATCACGATTTAAGTTACTACAAACAATATGTAGCAATGAGTGCAATCACAATTGATCAGTATAAAGAAATAACTGGAACTGAATATGAATAG